GTAATGCTAGGGGAACATTGCTTACAGAATGGTGGCAGAACTTCCCAACTCAATCCCCTGTTTGTCGAGGAAATGATGGGGTTCCCTTTAATGTGGACAACCTTACCATTCCTTTCACAAAATGGAGACAGGAATCAATTAAAGGATATGGAAACGCCATAGTTCCGCAGGTGATTCTTGAAATTTTCAAAGCGATTGAAGAAATAGAACAATTAGAGTAAAACAAAGTAGATATAAACTAAAATGTACCTCCGTCGATTGTTATTGATTCAATCTCTCCATTAGTATCTTTTTTAATATTAAGAGCTTTTTCAAGATTGGAAATTTGAGTCTTTAATTCCTTATTGCCTTTATAAGACTGATATGTTCTGTAAATAGTTATTGCAGTAGAAAATAAAATGCCCCCAATGGTAATATATACGCACTTAATAAACAGACCTAATACGGATATTAATAACGAGACCGACAAAAGGAGAAAAAACACTTTATAAGTTTTTATAAATTCCATAAATATAAGTTTTTAATGATGAGTGGCAAATATACGAATAATTATGATAATTGCATGGTTTTCTTGCGGAGTAACATCCGCAGTCGCTTGTAAGATAGCGTTGAGTCTGTACGAAAATGTACAACTCTACTACATTGAAACTGGCTCCGGTCATCCTGATAATACTCGCTTTCTTGCAGATTGTGAAAAGTGGTACAATCAACCTATCCACATTATCCGGAGTGATAAGTACTCCTGCGTGTCTGATGTATTGCGAAAAGGGTATATTAACGGCGCGCATGGTGCAGCTTGCACTCTCGAACTGAAAAAGAAAGTTCGGTATAAGTTAGAAAAGGAACTTGGTTCTTGGGACGGACAAGTTTGGGGATTTGATTACGATCCAAAAGAGATTAACCGGGCTATCCGATTAAAGCAGCAGTACCCGAACACAAAGCCAGTATTCCCGCTTATTGAAAAGCAGATTACAAAGCCGGATGCAATGGGTATGCTTTGGAAAGCTGGGATTAAACAGCCTGTAATGTATTCGATGGGTTACAATAACAACAACTGCATCGGTTGCGTGAAAGGTGGTATGGGATACTGGAACAAGATACGGAAGGATTTCCCGGATGTATTCAATGAGATAGCGCAGATTGAACGCGATGTAGGTGCAACATGCCTAAAGGATAAAGACGGTCGCATCTTCTTGGACGAACTACCAACATGGCGAGGTGATCCAGTGGAAGAGATTATACCGGATTGTTCTCTTATCTGCCAGATAGAGTTTCAAGAGATACTTGATCGACAGGTAGAGCGAGTTTTGAAAGGAGAAATTAGTATTAACGATGTAGCCTAATTAGGCTCAAAACAAGAATAGTAATGAATAAAACTCAAAAGGAATTGTTAGCAAGGCTTATGACTGTCACAAATAGCCTTGGAGGATCGCTTGACGGAACTGCGACCTGTGAACAAAAATATATTGATAGACAACGTGCTCACATGCTCTCATACAAGGTCATATATGGTTTATTTGGCGATAATCCTAATAATCCATATCGTGAAGATGATATAAATAATGCCTATAAAGCTATTGAGGAAATGGAGAAACTGGAACAAAAGGTATATCCTGACCGGAGTGGCTTTTTGAAGGATGAAGAAAAATAATAACACTAAAAATCAGATACAGAAATGAAACTATTGAATGATTTTTTATGGTGGTTGTCTGTTGGTGGCATACTAAATCGTTATTGGTCTGCAATTGAATATGCTTGTTGGGACAAGAAAATATTGCAATCTGATTTCATCAAACAAATGGATGTTAACAAGCCGGAAACTCTATTTGATTTGCCTATAAAGTGTGGCTTTAGCTTCTTCAAAGAAGCTAAAGAAAAGTATATTAATTATTTAAAAGAAAACAAGAAAGGAACTAAAGTATGAAAAGTCTAGGAACACCCCAGCATATCATGTGGCTTACTTACCTTGATTGTAAGAAGCGAACCAAGAAGGAAATAAAGTTCCCGAAAGAAACAAAAGGTATTTCGCATGATGAAGAACTAGTACACTTTATGCTAGAGAATAGCAGTATCACTGAAAGGCAAGGTGAGCGTTCTTATCATCGTGTGTATGATGCGATAGATGTTATATGTAAGCAACTTTGCCCCGGTCACTGGTGTACCCGCACGCATTGCAAAAATTACAGCCGTAGACACGCATACAATTGCAATAAGACACGCCCAACAGTCTGCAAGGAGTATAAGGTTTATATGGAGAAAAAGAAACTACGTGAAGAAAAAGAGAATGTCTAGCCTAAAATAAATAGGTATGAGTGGAAACAAAGATAAATTAATAGCTTTCAATTATTTCGGAGGTAAGTTTACCTGGTTAGAATATTTATATAAATATTTTCCAGATAACTTTACTCATTTAGTGGATCTCTTCGCTGGAAGTATGGTAGTATCTCTCAATTATAACGGTAAAGTGATTAAAACCGCCAATGAGTTAAATGCAGATATAACAAACTTCTTTGCAGTTTTAAGAGATCATGAACCAGAACTTATCAGGTTATTACTCTTAACCCCCTGTTCCGAACTTGAATACAAAAATTCATGGGAACCATCTGCAGATAAAATAGAGCAAGCCCGTAGGTTTTATGTTCGTGTCAGACAATCCTTCTTTGGTCTTGGAGCACAACGAAAAAATAAAGGATGGCACATGGCAAAGAAGCATGTTAATTGCCAAGGTGGGGAAACCGTATCTCGCTGGAACAATGCTATTGAAAAACTACATGAGGTAGCAGAAGTTATCAGATCCAACTTTCAAATTCTGAATTTAGATTATTCTGCTTGTATTGACAAGATCGACTTCCCCGGAGCTTTCTTTTATGTTGATCCACCTTACCCACTTGAATGCCGAGCTTCCTCGAAGGATTATAAGTTTGAATTTTCAAACGATCAACACCGAGAACTATCCAGACGGTTACATTCTATTAGAGGAAAGGCAATGATAAGTAGTTACGATTGCCCTCTTATGCAAGAATTGTATGGAGATTGGACTATGATAAAGTTTCCCAAAAAGAAAAACAATATTAGATCCGGTGAAGTACAAGAAGTGATTTGGATAAATTATAAACCAAGATCTACTCAAAGTATTTTTGAGTAGGTTCAAAACAAGAACAGATATGAGCAGAACTCCTAAATCAAACAGAGTCTGGAATAAACAAGAGAAACAAATAGTTAGGCTTCTTTATCGCAAAGGGCTTTTATCAAATATGCCTAATTTATATTGGGCGTCATATAGAGAGACAGGAAAGCGGTATAAAAACAAAGGTTCATCTTTTATCTGGCGTGGCTATCTTGATGAGGTTTATTATTGTACTTGGAACTATTGGGGAGAATGTGACGAACATCCTTTAATTGATGAAATTATAGATAATCTGATAGAAAAAGGTATTCCTGATAGCGTCTTTGAAGATTGCGGATATGATTATTACAAAGCCATAAAACATTCTTCATTTCAATACAAAGGGCGCAGGTGGTTCATTAAATATCTTAAAGGACTTCCTACTGTTAGATGTGATTCAAAGATAAATAAATTGTTGAAAATTAATGATTAAATATGAGCAAGAAAATGATTAGCCCTTATGGTGTAAAAGTAAACATGGTATGCGCCAGTTGTGAATACTGTAAAATGCAGAGGGTTCCAGCACCGACTTATTGGAGAAACAAATGTCTCAAAAATAATAAATGGCTTACCAATACAAGTTCTTTTTGTGATTCTTATAAAATGGGAGAGTTCTTTGTAGCAAGAGGCTATCAAGAAATCAAACAATAATCCAAATAAAATAAAGAAATGAAAGCAATAACAATAAAACAACCGTGGGCCTCTTTGATAGTCCACGGTTTTAAAAACATCGAGAACCGTACTTGGGCGTGTCCAGAGAAATACATAGGGCATAGAGTGTTAATCCATGCAAGTGGAAAACCTGTAGAAATGAGAAATCCCAATAGTGTATTTACAAAAACTCAATGGGATAGTCTGCCTGTTGAGTTTCAACGAAAAATAATATGTGCAGAGGACATTGTCAATTCTGCTATCATTGGAAGTGTGGAAATAATTGGATGCTCAATCAATCATCCTTCTAAATGGGCAGAGAAAACAGATGCTAGTAAAGGCTATTATGAAAATCCTATTTATAACTGGATATTAGCTAATCCCATATTATTTCCAGAACCAATACCGGCTAAAGGTAAACTATCTTTTTGGGAATACGATAAAATTCAGGAACCCGTGTCAGATGGCGACCACAATGTTTGCATGTGTCGTATATGTGTTGATGAAAAAGTTCAGGTGATGAGTATGGGAAAATATTTCGTATGTAAATATTGTGGTGGACGTTGGTACAAGTAAATTCAAATCAATATAAGTATGAACAAAAAAGAAATCATACAAGCCATTAGAACCTTTAAGAAAGTCCTAAAAAAAGGTAGTCCTAAAACTGTATGGAACTCCTGTTGCTGGGACATTCACAAAAAGCGATATACTGTTGATGAGATAGCTGCCCGTTTTTTGCGGAGGAAAGGTTATAATGTACAAATTGACATATCCGATAATACAGAATGTCCCTCTTATTCGTTCGGCTACATACGATTCTATCGTTATGTGAGAATCTGTTTTAACCAATATCAAAACAAGAAATAATGAGAAAAATGCTATTAATATGTGTTATTCTTGCTCTAACAGTAGGATGTAACACAAAGAAAGTCCCATATGTGACTTTCAAGAGAGAATATAAAGAAAACCGCTTTACAAAACAATTTCAGGAAGCGGATTCGATGTTTAAAGAACAATACAAATATAAGAAATAATGGATGCAAAAACACTCTTTACCAAAGTTGTCCAGATGCGCAAAGCGCAAAAAGAATATTTCAAATGTCGTACTCAAGCTAATTTACGAATTTGCAAAGCACTCGAAGCCGAGATTGACCGAGAGATTGAACGTGTTAATAGCATCATCCCTCCTCCCAAACAACCGGAACAAAAGAATTTATTCACAGATTAAAACCAATAGATTATGAATTCAACAGTATTAAAAGAAATCATTGCGTTCCTCTTCGGACGCAAATATTATGCCAATATTGTAGCTACCAAAGGTACAACCAAACAAGAAATCTGTTCTTACATTTTTGCAACAAAAGAAGCCGCTAACCGGCATCGATTGGAAATCGAAACAACCTTATCGTTTACCTTTGTCGAAACGGTTACCTTTCGTTCGCGTCGAGTGCATCTCAATACGTCAGTAAAAAGTTAAACTACAAAAGCTAATCATTCATCATACTTTCGTACTATGATTATCAGTAAGTTAAAATTATGGTGGCAATCACTGCTGTATTATGTGATTGCCGATCCTACAGACAACTCTATAACGCTTTCCAAACGCTTGTTCTTGCATATCAAGAATAATGCCAGGAAGAGTGATGCAGCGCGTGTATTCGTTTTCCGTATTTCCGGAAATGACACATTCGGTTTTTCTATCAATCCAGATATTAAACAACCAACCCAAATGTGTGATATTCAATACAACGACAAGTATAAATGTATAGGATTTGAAACGCTCTGCCCGTCAGTTGGTCGCATTCTTTATGAATATGGATTATCTGATAGTTGCCGGATTAAATTGTCCGTATCAATTCAGAAAACTCCACAAGGAAAAACTTATTATAAATTCGACAAGCCAAATGCAAAGTATATTAGGAAACACCCGAAAAGCTGATATCACCTTTTACGCATCAGGAAGGATAGATATTAGTGCTCGCGTCGCAAAACATCTCCAGCTCTCACGCGGAGATGTTTTGGACATAATGATTGACCAAGATGAATTTTACCTTTACGTTAGACTTCGTTCACCAAACGGGAGGCATGAAGCAATGGTATTCCCAACAAATAAGGCAGGAAATCATTTCAGAACTTCATCAAGCAGACTTTGTACAGCAATTCTCCAAGAATGCAAAACAACAGATAAAGTAAAATTATGTGTAGGAGAACCAACGGAAAACGAATACGGTAAACTATTACCAATTATCACTAAATACCTTTTGTAATATGATAAAAGAGATTAAGTACAATGGATATTCTGCCAATCCATCAGATTACGAATGTGCAGATGGTGACTTGTCAGTTGCAATGAATCTTATTCCTGAAGATGGAGTATTAAAAGGCATTCAAAAGCCTCAATGTTTATTCACTCTCCCACAAGGGAAAAAAGTAATATACATACACAACATCTCGGTATATAAACATTACATAATTTACGATACAGAATTCGCCGCCTTACAATGGTTATCCTCTAACGACACTGATAAGCAACCCGAAGATATAGTATCTATTTCTGGAGAACTCTATCAGGTAACATCACTTGGAAACACATTAATCATACTCACTTCTGAGGGCATAAATTATGCCCTCTACAAGTCAGGAACCTACGTACTCATGGGAAGTAATCCGGTATTTCCATCGCTCTCCTTCCGACTAAAAGCATCTATGGGAAACTCTGATATGTTATCTGCTAGTTTCCCCGGTTTTAGTATGGGGGGAATTATGGGACAGTATCTTCTCTCACCAGAAGCTAGCCAAGCTGTAAGAGACACCGTTCTGGCATATACCAATAAATATACCGCCGATGCAAAAACAGCAGGGTCATTCCAATATCCGTTCATGATAAGATATGCTTACCGTATGTACGACGGAACACTCAACTACATTTCACCTCCAATTAAAATCTACCCGTCATACGGCATACCTTATCTCATACATTATACAGGTTATGAAATGAATAATGGTCTATACACCAAATTCAATATGGTCGTATCATATGTTGCATCAAAATTATATTATGAGATAACAAACATTGATGAAGTAAAAGAATCCATATCCGAATGGGGAGAATTAGTTAGAAGTATTGATATATTCATCACTCCCCCACTCTATACAGTCGATCAGGATAATATGTGTAAATCAATATCTCCATACGGATTTTTGGGACCTTTTGGCGGTTCTGGTGC